CTTGTAACTTCGGTAATTACCAAACCCTGCTTGTTCTCCATCACTTACCTTGACTGTGAGCAGCGAAATGGCTTCTACAGCACAATGAGGACAGTCGAACTTTCCGAGTACATATCCACCGTCGAGAATCACAGTAGTTTCGCCAGTTGAATTTGAGTGAATAACGCCTGAGACTTTCTTTTCGCAATTGAATAAAGCAATGCTCTTATTAACTGCTTTCAGGTTCATTTCGATTTTTACGATTTCCATAAGTTCTCCAGTCTTAAATTCAGGGTGTAGGAAGCCACGCCAAATTAATGGCGAATCTTTCATTTCATATTTCGGAACTACTATTTAACTTTCGTGCGCCATCTGGTCGTATTCAGCGCACTGCCTGGAACAATATTCCTTTTCTTTGCGCGCCAGTTGCGAGCCGTTGCGATAGAGAAGTGTGTTTTTTACTTCTTTGCCTTCATCAATGGATTTGCGGCAGTAACCGCATTGTTTAAGCATCCGGATCTCCTTTCTGCGCCAGCAGGTAGCAGAGGCGGCGGATTAAAACCTCAATCCGGTTGAGCGGGACGGCCTGCTGTCGAGCTGGTTTACGTGCGAAATCAATCATTCTCATCCTCGTGCCTTATCGCCGGCCAGCGGAACGTTTATCACCTGCTGCGCGTTAACCTTGCCATCTCATCCCGGTCTTCGTATGCCCCGGGCGGCTACTTCGTGGGCGTCCTGCCTTGATGACTCGTTGCTGCGTTTTGATGAGATAACACTACAAATAAAATTATCAACAGTCAAATGAAAATTGATAAATAAATTATCATTGATGTTTTATTTTTTAGAAGGGTGATGCGAAAGGTAGGATTAAGGCGAAAAAAAACCGCCATTTAGGCGGTATGTTTTGTGAAGAAAGTATTACTCGGGTGGAGGTTCAATCTTTCTGCGCTTCAGATATTCAGCCATGAAGCGATCAAGCTCATCAAGCCGGGTAGCGGCTAAACTAATGAACCTGTCTTGTTCTTCTTCAGGAAGCTGGTCAAATACGAACAAAAGCTTTTTCTGCCGTTCGTTAAGCACAGTCTTGCTGTCAATGGCAGACTTCATGTCTGATTCTTCTTCACTGGTCATGAAAAACCAATACAGCGGCTTCCCCAGTGCTGCGGGGAGCATTTCAAGCTTATCTTTACGTGGAAGTATGCCTGAGTTACACCATCCGCTCACCGATTGAGAGTTTACACCCACCCGGCGACCTAATTCTGACTGTGATATTCCCGCCTCATCTATGGCCTGCTGTAGACGCTCTTCGAATTTCATAATCAATTCCAAATTTTACTGACTAATCAGCATACAAAGTTTTATTTCATATGTGACCAGTTAATTTACTTGACACTGATAATTAAATTATCAATCATGTGATAACAAAATTAGGAGGTCATATGGACAAAGAAGTACAAAAAAAAATCCTATCGGTGTGCGGCAGCCAGTCCGAGCTAGCCCGCCGCTTAGGCAAAAACTCACAAACTGTTTCAGCGTGGTTTCGAAACGGGGTTGCTGGCAGAGAGGTCATCAATGCTAGTAGGGCTCTTATGTGGAAAGTCACACCCCATGAGTTACGCCCGGATCTTTACCCCAATCCAACTGACGGCCTTCCGCAATGATGAGGATTATCACGAATGGAGAACGCAATTGCACGAAAGTTAGACCCACCAGAAATCAACCCGGTTGAGATAGAGAGTGTCCTGCTCAACCGGCTTGCATCAGTAGGGCAGAAATCATACGCCGAGCATATGGGCATCAGCGAGTCGACAGTCAGCAGGCGTAAAGCTGAGGGATATTTCTGCAACATGGCGAAAGAGCTGGCTTTTCTTGGGATTCAGGCCGCGCCACCGGAGGCGGTACTGGTATCCAGAAACTATCTCACAGCCGTAGAGATTCTCGCTGATGCCGGGCTAAAGGCTGAACGAGCCAGGCCGGATGCGCTGGGGTGGGACTGAAAATGGCAGCAACCAAAAAGGCGAAAGCCGCGGTGAGGGGTCACCAACGGCTTTCAGGTGGAATTAACTGGATCAATTCACAGGAGTAATTATGGCAAACACTGCCGAAGTAATCAATTTTCCTGTGCCTGACGTGGCACCTAAGGAGCTGCGCGTGGCAGATCTCGATGATGGCTATACGCGCCTGGCAAATGAACTTCTGGATGCCGTGATGTGTTCTGGTTTGCCGGAGACTGAGCTGTGCATCCTGATGGCCGTATGGCGCAAAACGTATGGATACAACAAGAAAATGGACTGGATCAGCAACGAGCAGCTAGAGGAGATGATTCAGAAGCATCATACCCATTGCTCGACAGCAAAAAACAGTCTGATCAGGAAGAAGGTACTGATTCAGGAAGGCCGCAGGGTTGGTATGAATATCCATATTTCCGAGTGGCAAACTAAAAATAACGGATTCTGCAAAACATTAGCTAAACCTGCTAAGAAAACCTTAGCGGAAGTTGCTAACGCACCTAAGCAGAAGTTGCTAACCACAAAAGACAAACTAACAAAAGACAATATTAAAAGATCTACGTCCGAGAATTCTGACGAATCCTCTGACAAGCCAGGAAAGAAACCTCATGTTCTAAAACCCGAAGCAGCGATTCAGAGAGGCAACAAGTGGGGAACTGCTGAAGACCTAACTGCTGCCGAGTGGATGTTTGACCTGATAAAAACCATTTCTCCATCAGCCAGAAAACCTAACCTGGCAGGATGGGCTAACGATATACGCCTGATGCGTGAATGTGACGGACGAACACATCGCGACATGTGCGTGCTGTTTCGCTGGGCGTGCCATGACAGCTTCTGGGCTGGCAACGTCATTAGCCCGGCAAAGCTCCGCGAAAAGTGGACTCAACTCGATATCAACCGCAACAAGCAACAGACTGGAACAACTGCCTCTAAGCCAAAACTTGACCTGAATAACACTGACTGGATTTACGGAGTGGAGCTATGAAAAACATTGCTGTGCAGATGGTTAATTTTGACCGTGAGCAGATGCGCCGTATTGCCAACAACATGCCGGAACAGCATGACGATAAACCGCAAGTTGAGCAGGTTGCTAAGGTCATCAACAACGTGTTCAGCCAGCTTATGGCCGCGTTCCCTGCTACCACGGCTAATCGCAGCCAGGCCGAGATGAACGAAATCCGGCGCCAGTGGGTTCTGGCCTTCCGTGAGAATGGCATTACCACCATGGAACAAGTAGCTGCCGGAATGCGTGTCGCCCGCCGTCAGGAGCGTCCGTTTCTGCCATCGCCGGGACAGTTTGTAGCGTGGTGCCGTGAGGGGAGTGGAGCACTAGGGGTCAGTGTTGACGACATCATGGGCGAATACTGGCGTTGGCGGAAGCTTGTTTTCCGTTATCCGACCAGTGAGCAGTTCCCATGGCGAGATAAAAATCCGCTGTATTACCACGTCTGCCTGGAGCTGCGCCGCCGGGGAATGGAAGGGCAACTCAGTGAAAAAGAACTTATCCGGGCCGCTGGCGACATTCTGCATGAGTGGGAAAAGCGGGCTCTTGCAGGTAAACCCATACCGCCTGTTCGTCGCGCTTTAGCCGCGCCGTCGCGGGATCGCGGTCCAACGCCAGCCGAGATGTTAATGGCGAAATACAAACAACGCAAAGACGCCGGTCTGATTTAACAGGAGCAACCAAATGAAAGAACGTGGAATGATTTTTAACGCTGAGATGGTGCGGGCAATTCTCGACGGTCGGAAGACGCAGACGCGGCGTCCGGTTAAGTTCCCATTAATCGATAAGAACATGGGGTGTGAGTTAGCAGGCAACGAATTGGCCGGTGAGCTGGCGGCGCACAACTACTGGAATAGCCCTTATGGTAAGCCAGGCGATCGCATCTGGGTGCGGGAAACATTTCGTGTCCATAGCCGGGCAACGGATGTCGCCACGCTGGTCTACCGGGCCAGTGTCCGAAACTCCTGGACTGAGCAAACTCATCGCGTTCCCGTTGCGGTTTGCAATACACCAGCCACACCAGAGAAGTGGACGCCGTCTATTCATATGCCGCGCTGGGCAAGCCGTATCACGCTGGAGATTACCGGAGTTCGAGTTGAGCGCCTCAACTCAATTACTGAATCCGACGCCGAAGCAGAGGGAGTAACTGATACAGGGTTTGGTGATCTGCTCGTTGATGGTTACCGATATCTATGGAAATCCATCTACGGCGAAGGATCTTGGGCGGCTAACCCCTGGGTGTGGGTGATTGAATTTAAACGCGTTGAAGGCGGTGCAGCATGACAATCAGCAAACAGGCGCTACGTGAAGAGTTCCTCTACATGCAAGACCACTACAACGATCCGGCAGACCGTAAGAAACAGGAAGTATATATCGCTGCTGAAGCGCTGCTGGATGAGCTGGAAAAAGAGAAGGGATACGCCAGCACATATGAGGCTGAAAAGTGGCATTACCACGGTTTGGCAGAATCAGAAGGCGAGCGAGCAGACCGGACAGAAAAGCAAGTGGACGAATTAACGATGTGGGTTAAACGACTGGCCTGTTCACTCAGAAAAGCCAGACCGAATAGCAAGTTACACGGTGCCGCAATGGACTATTTGAGCCGTAAAGGGTTAATCAGTGTGGAGGATGTATTGAGATGAGCAATAACAAACTAACAGACAGGAAAATAGCTGAAATTCTGGCGCGCGCTGAAATCTGCGACGATTCAGTTTTGACTGACTGCACCGATATTGCAGCGGCGATGCGAGAACTACAGGAGCGCCGCAGGCTGGGCGGGGTATTGCACGCTGTCTGTGAGGTGTGTGGAGTGCCGTGTAATAATCCCAATCACCCACAAATGGCTGTGGCACATGAGTACAGCGCCCCGCTAGCGCCGGAGGAAATGCCAAAAGGTCTGGCTGGTCAAATTGTCAGTCTGCTGGCGCATAACGTTGGCGATAAGTTCCTAGCTCAGAAAATCTGGAACGCCTGCCGCGCTGCCATGCTTAGCAAATGGATAACAAAATAAAACCAAATCTAAATCAAAGCATATTAAGATTTTGGTTATATCATTTCTTAATAATGATGAAAGTAATGTCTTTTTAAGGCTAATGGAACAAATCACAGGAGCATTTAATGAAATACTCTAGAGTTGAACAGTCAACAGGAACGTCGATCGACCACAATTTGGGCTACTTTCTTGATCCTCAGAAGTATGTTCCCATTACTGAATTTGTTGATGAATCGGCCGCATTAATCAAACTCAATCTTATACATGAAAACTTTCTTTCAATAGTAATCGAAAATCTCCGTCGAGAAGGAACCGAAAAGTTTGTAGATGTTGACAAATACTTTATGCCTAAGATTAAAACCGCCGTCGCACTTGGTCTTCCTGTTTCATTGGCTAAATGCCTCACGGAAATGAACAATATTCGTAATAAGTATGCTCATAAAATCGAGTATATAATAACCGATGAAGATGTGGAACGTATTGACTACTCGATAATGAGTGTCCCCGTTGATGATATTAACCATGCCTCACTAATTGACAGCACCCCAATAACATCCATCACTAATTTTGGCGCAAGTTCTATCGCCTTTATGAATGATATTCCTAAGGACTTTCCTGATAATCGGAGGCGAATTTGTAAGTTGGTTGCTATGGCGTTTTGCATCTCTAACTTGGGAGCTTTTTGGCTGCTAAATGAGCTTCATCGGCAAGGAAAACTGAAAATGGGTAGCACAAAAATGGCGTTTAAGTCCTCCTAGCAGGTTATGTAGCTTCTCTATGCTGAGGCGCTAGTATGGGCAAACCTGCCAGAGCTTTGCCAGCCGAATGAGATTGCAGTCTAAAAACTTTAGACAATTTAACCCGCTGCGGCGGGTTTTCCCGCCTGAAATCTGATATGAAACAACAGGCTAGCTTTTGCAAAAAGTGCTATTCACCTCTTGAATATTCTTTCTAACAGGTATACTGTGTTTATATACAGTAGTTAAATGTAGAGGGAATTATGAGAATTGAGCTTGTTATCAGCCGGACAAAACAGCTTCCGGAAGGGGCAGTTCCTGCACTGGAAAAAGAACTAATTACCCGTCTCCAGAATCAGTATGAAAACTGCAACTTAACCATCCGTCGAGGCAGTCAGGATGGTCTGAGTATCGTCGGTGCTGCTGATGGCGATAAAAAACGTATACAGAGCATTCTGCAGGAAACGTGGGAAAGCGCTGACGACTGGTTTTATGCATATTAAGCATCGTGGAGTCGCAGACGTTTCCAGAAATAAAGTCAGTGTGACGGGGGGTTACATGTTAGAAGACTTACCAGAATCAGGGTATGCGGTTATACGTTGTTACGATCATTGTGTAGTGGCAAGGTTCGGTAGTATTCCGGATAGCGGACGCGCCCTGATGTATCGTCGTGGTGACGAGATATCTTTTGTTCCCCTTCACCCTGATGACATAGTTGGAACTCCAACATTATTTACGCAAATGTTAGAAAAGGCAGGCTATCGAATTACCCGTTGCTTTGATACACTTCAAATGTAGGCCTGAACAACCTGCACCTGCTGCGCCACGGAGAACACCATGGCGCACGAATTACAACTCATCAAGCAGTCATCTGGAATTCTGATCCCCGCTACGCCGGAGACCAGCGAAATTCTGCAATCAAAAATTAAACTCGGTGCCGTGCTGGTGGCTGAGTTCCGCCAGGTGAGGAATCCTGCATTCCATCGCCGCTTTTTCGCGTTGCTTAATCTTGGGTTTGAATACTGGGAACCCACCGGCGGCGCCATTTCTGCCAATGAGCGCAAACTGGTAAACGGTTATGCAAAGTTTCTCGCTGCATATGGCGGGAATGAAAGCGCATTACTGGATGCGGCTGAACAGTATCTGGAACAGATTGCAAACCGCCGGGTAACAAACGGGATTAGCCTGTGTAAATCTTTCGATGCATACCGCGCATGGGTGACGGTTGAGGCTGGTCACTATGACGCCATCCAGTTACCGGACGGCACCCTTCGCAAACATCCCCGCAGCATCGCTTTTTCCAGCATGGATGAGGTCGAATTTCAGCAGTTGTATAAATCCGCGCTTGATGTGCTCTGGCGGTGGATTTTATCACGGACATTCCGTACCCAGCGCGAGGCCGAGAACGCCGCCGCCCAGCTCATGAGCTTTGCGGGGTGATGGCGATGAAATACTCCTGGTTCCATCATCACGACTGCACAACCGAGCAGGCCGACACGCTGATATCGGATTATCAGAAGCGGGGCGTAAGGACAGAAAAGAGCCTGAACCCTGACTTCATTACCTGGACTGTCAGCGCGAAATTACCTGAATATGCACACCGGGTGCGGACGCCAAAATCCTTACGCCAAAAGGTCTGGGGGTGAACATGGCTAAATTACCGCGCCGTAAGTGCGCAAACAAAGAATGCCGCCAGTGGTTTCACCCGATACGCGAGGGGCAGATCGTTTGCTCGTACCAGTGCGCCAGCGCCGTCGGCAAAGAACAGACCAGAAAAGCTCACGAAGCCGCGCAACGTAAGGCGCAATCACTTCAGCGCGCCGCTGAGAAAAAAGAACGCGCCGCCTGGCGCCAGCGGAAAGCCGCGGTTAAGCCGCTGAAGCACTGGATTGACTTGACGCAGCGCGCCGTAAATGACATTTGCCGCGAAACCGAACTGGCAGAAGGACTCGGTTGCATCTCCTGTGGAACGAAGACGGCGTTCGCATGGCATGCAGGCCATTACAGGACTACGGCCGCCGCGGGGCATCTGCGCTTCACTCGCTTCAACATCCATCTTCAGTGTGATGTCTGCAACGTCTACAAATCAGGGAACATCGAAGCATATCGTACCGCGCTGGTTGAGCGTTACGGTGAGGCGGCGGTGCTGGCACTCGAGAACAATAACACCCCGCACCGCTGGACGGTCGAGGAGCTGAAGGAAATCAGGCTCGCGGCTCTGGCGGATCTGCGTGCGCTAAAAAAGCTGGAGGCCGCATGAAACCAGAACTGATCGAGATACTCCGCATGCGCTGGCAGCGCCTCCGTATTTACCGCCGTCCGGGGTCGGTGTTGGTTGACTACCGCATCCTGCGCAATTTTGTTCGTATTTATCAGTTCACAGGATTTACTCAATGAACGCTCTATACCTCCAGTATGTACGTGAACAGCTAATGGTAGCGACAGCCGATTTAAGCGGGGAGACTAAAGGGCAGCTTTTGGCCTGGCTGGAGAACGTGCAATTCGACACGAAAAACTATCCCCGAAAAAAACAGCGTATCTGGGACGAGGAAACAGAAAGCTGGATAACGTTAAATAACCCGCCAATCCCCGGCAAGCAGTCGCTGGCGAAAGGAAGCGCTATCCCGCTGGTGAAGCCTGTGGAATATTCCACTGCCTCATGGCGCCGGGCGGTTCTTTCACTCGATGAACACTACAAGGCGTGGTTGTTGTGGAATTACAGTGAGAATACCTGCTGGGAACACCAGGTCGAAATAACACGTTGGGCGTGGTGCGAGTTCAGACAGCAGCTTGCAGGGAGGAAGATGGCTGGCAAGACAGTGGAACGGCTGAAGAAACTTATCTGGCTGGCGGCGCAGGATGTCAGAGAGGGGCTGGCCGGACGATACGTCTACCAGCAACAGGAGCTTGCCAGCCTGTGCGGGGTTAAGCCTGACAACTGGAGCCACAACTATGCGGACTACTGGCGCGCGATGAGTAACATCTTTAAGAGGCTTGATACCGAATCTCTGCTTTGTCTGGTGAAAACAAGATCACAACAAAAAGCGACCTTTTCGCAGCAGGGTATTGCAAAAGTCAATTAAATAGCATACATTTTGAGTAAATCTGATATCGTCGCCATAGCTTCAATCGTCGACCAAACAAATTCAAGCCCCGCCATCGTGCGGGGCTTTTCTGTTTGTGCCGTCCGGAATAATCCCTCTGAGTTTTGTCGTTAATCCACCGGGCGGCCTTCCTACTTCACACTGCGCCATCCGAGCTATCGGAGGTGAGGCTTATGAAAATGCACAACGATCCCCATTCCTGGCAGGGCTGGCTGGAGCTGTTCCAGAGCTGGTGGCGAGGAGATACGCCGCTGGGCGCTGTTCTGATGTCGTTATTTATGGCTGGCCTGCGTATTGCGTACTTTGGCGGTAGTGGTGGCTGGAAGAAAAAGACACTCGAAATTCTGCTTTGCGGCGCCCTGACGTTGACCTTCTCATCTGCGCTGGAATATTTCGGCTGGCCCAAGTCCCTGTCTGTTGCGATTGGTGGCGGCGTCGGCCTTATCGGCGTGGATGCGATCCGCGGCTTTGCAATGAAGTTTATCAGTGGTCGTATCGGTGGGGATAATAACAAGGTTTAATCATGAACGAGTCTCAATTTCAGCAGGCGGCTGGTATCAGCGCCGAACTGGCCGCGCGCTGGTATCCACATATTACGGCGGCAATGAGCGAATTCGGTATTACTGCTCCACTGGATCAGGCCATGTTCATTGCTCAGGCGGGACATGAAAGCGCTGGTTTTACAAGGCTGGTGGAGAGCTTCAACTACAGTATCGCCGGGCTGACCGGATTCATCCGCGCCGGGAGAATCACTCCAGATCAGGCCAGTACTCTTGGGCGAAAAGCCTGTGAGAAGGCGCTTCCGCTCGAGCGACAGCGTGCAATAGCTAATCTGGTATACAGCAAGCGAATGGGTAACAACGGGCCTGGCGACGGCTGGAACTACCGCGGGCGTGGACTTATCCAGATCACAGGTCTGAACAACTACCGTGATTGCGGTAACGGGATCAAAACTGAGCTCGTTGCCCATCCGGATCTACTGGCACAGGATACGTATGCTGCCCGTAGTGCAGCGTGGTTCTTCGCGACTAAAGGGTGTCTGAAATATTCCGGCGACATGGTACGCGTTACACAGATAATCAACGGAGGGCAGAACGGCATCGGAGATCGGCGAGAGCGCTTTGAAAAAGCAAAATCGGTGCTGGTATGAATCTGTTACCTGTATTACTTAAAAAATACTGGTTGCAACTCTCAGTGACTTTGCTGATTGCTGCACTTGCATGGGCAACAGAGCATTACCGCAATAACGCTATCACTTACAAGTACCAGCGTGATACTGCTACTCACAACCTGAAGCTGGCGAACGAGACAATTACCGACATGACGCAGCGCCAGCGCGACGTTGCCGCCATTGATGAAAAATACACGAAGGAACTCGCCGATGCAAAAGCTGAAAATGATGCTTTGCGCGATGACGTTGCCGCTGGCCGCCGTCGCCTGTTCGTCAACGCCACCTGTCCCGCAATGCCGACAGGTAAATCCACCTACGCCGCCCGCGTGGATAATGCAGCCCGCCCCAGACTGGCAGACTCCGCTCAACGGGATTATTTCACCCTCAAAGAGCGAGTGACAACAATGCAAAAGCAACTGGAAGGGGCGCAGGACTATATCAGGACGCAATGCCTGAAGTGATTCGTCACCTAATAAACTGAACAGCCTGACTTTGGACTGGCTTTTGTATGCCTGAATTTTGCCTCGCTGAATAATCCGTCAGTTATTCCTGCCTTCGACTTCCGCGGAATGGTGCTAGGAATTTTGGAATCAATAATATTGAAAATCCTTATGTTATGAGATGATGGCTATCCAACACATACAATTATGAGGGACCTCCATGGATACTGTCTTTTTTTTAGAAAAAACCATTTTAATTAACGATGATAGCGATACATCTGGGGTGTTCCGATATGAGATATATAAAACAGAATTTGAAGGACTAGTCCTTGCGATAGCATATTCTGAGAAAACCGTTATGGCAGAAGGTTCGGAAGTAACATTTTGGGCGAAGGCAGGTGAAACCACCTTGACTAATCGTCGAGATATTTATGGTGCAATTGAGGCCTGTAAAGCTCATTACAGACAAAACTATAAAAAGTAATGACACTATTTAAATGAAAAAGCCACCTGTAGGTGGCTTTTTCATAGCTATAGCATTAGGAACATAATCATGGCAAAACCGGACTGGGAGGCCATCGAGACGGCATACCGGGCCGGAGTGATGTCCCTCCGTGAAATTGCGTCACATCATGGTATTAGTGAAGGTGCTATCCGCAAGCGCGCAAAGCGTGATGACTGGTCCCGTGATCTTAACGCCAGGATTCAGCAAAAGGCTGATGATCTGGTACGCAAACAGGAAGTACGCAAAACGGTACGCACCAAAACGGAACTTACAGAACGCGTACTGATAGAAGCCACAGCGGAGGTAATAGCCTCGGTTCGCATGGAGCACCGGGGCGATATTCGCCGGGCCCGGGAACTCACAAACACGCTTTTTGATGAACTTGGTGCGCAGTGTGCTGATGTAGGGGCGCTGGAGCAGCTGGGTGACATCATGTTCGATCCTGACGATAAAGGCCGTGACCGGCTCAATGAAACTTATCAAAAAGTCATCAGTCTGCCTTCCCGTGTGAAATCTCTGAAAGACCTGAGCGACAGCCTGAAAACGTTGATCGGCCTGGAGAGAGAAGCATGGAGTATAGGTGCTGTCAGTGAACCAGAAAAAACGCCTCTACCAGGAAAAAATACTGATCTGACAACTGATCAGGCAGCGGAGCTATACAAAAAAATGATGGGTTAATTATGCCGTTACCATTCTCCTTCGATTTCAAACATCCAGATTACCAGATGGTGTTTGAATGGCGGATGGAACGCTTACAGCGCATTCGCCAGCATCCTGAGATGCTGCCCGCGTTGAAGCAGTTTTATCGTACTAACCCGGCTCAGTTCATCATCGACTGGGGCATGACGACGGACCCGCGTAATATCGATTATGGCCTGCCGGTCACCATCCCTTTTCTGCTATTCCCGAAACAGGAAGAGTGGATTCACTGGATTATGGAACGCTGGGGCAAACGGGAGAACGGTATCACCGAAAAATCCCGTGAAATGGGGCTGAGCTGGACGGCGATCGGGATGGCCTGCTCGCTTTGCCTGTTTAACAAAGAGATGGTCATCGGCTTCGGTTCCCGTAAAGAGGAATATGTCGACAGTACTGGTGACCCTAAGGCGTTGTTCTGGAAGGCGCGCAAGTTTGTAGAGACGCTGCCCGTCGAGTTTCGTGGGTCGTGGAATGAGAAGAAGCATGCACCGTACATGCGTGTTGAATTTCCTGAGACAGGCGCGGTCATCAAGGGCGAGGCTGGTGACAATATTGGACGTGGTGACCGAACCACACTCTATCTGGTGGATGAGGCTGCATTTCTGCAACGCCCGCTACTGATTGATGCGGCGTTATCGCAAACCACCCGTTGCCGTATTGACCTGAGTTCAGTCAACGGCATGGCGAACCCGTTTGCGCAGAAACGCCACGGCGGAAAGATACCGGTATTCACATTCCACTGGCGCAGCGACCCCCGTAAGGATGATGAGTGGTATCGCAGGGAATGCGAGAAAATCGACAATCCGGTGGTAGTGGCGCAGGAGCTTGACCTGAACTACAGCGCATCAGCGGAAGGTGTCCTGATCCCCTCAGACTGGGTACAGGCTGCTGTTGATGCACATATCAGGCTGGGCATCCAGCCAACTGGCAAACGACTGGGCGCGATGGACGTTGCCGACGAAGGTCGGGACAAAAACGCCTTTTCGACCCGTCACGGTTTTCTTCTGGAGAACGTGCGGGAATGGTCCGGCGTGGGCAGCGACATTTACCAGTCTGTTGAGAAGGTCTTCGGCTTTTGTGAACAGGATAATCTCGAAGAGTTTCGCTTCGACGAGGACGGTCTGGGGGCTGGCGTTCGCGGCGATGCGCGTGCCATTAACGAATTACGCAAAGCCGCCCGCAGGCCGCCAATACTTGCCACACCGTTTCGTGGTAGCGGCGCGGTATTCGATCCTGATGACGAAGCCGTACGGGGCGACAATGGGCAGGCTGCACGCCTGAACAAGGATTTCTTCGCCAACGCCAAGGCACAGAGCTGGTGGTACTTACGCAAGCTCTTCCGGAATACCTACCGCGCCGTTGTTGAAGGTATGGCCTACAACCCGGACGAAATTATCTCCATCAGCAGCACGATGGAGAGCAAAGACAAACTCATCATCGAGCTTTCGCAGCCAACCTACTCCATTAACGGCGTGGGGAAAATCGTTGTGGATAAACAGCCTGACGGTACCAGGTCGCCGAACCTCGCCGACTCGGTGATGATCAGCTACGCGCCAATGAATTCAGCCCTCAATATCTGGGAGCTGCTAGGGAGACAGGCCTGATGGCACGAAACAAACAAGCCTCGCGACGAACGGTGCAGGCCACGGCCGACGGCTACGAGAACTTTGTCGCCCGCGTGGGGATGCAGACGCCTAACCAGCACTCCGCATCGACCTACCGGGCGAACTTCACCAGCCGCAACCGTATGCTGGTGGAATGGTCCTATCGCTCATCCTGGCTCATCGGTGAAGCGGTAGATGCTATCCCCGACGACATGACCCGCAAAGGCATTCGCATCACTTCTGAGATTGACGCAAAAGACCGTGGCACTCTCGAAGCGCAGCTGGATCAGTTGCAAATCTGGGATGCGCTGAACGACGTACTGAAATGGTCTCGTCTCTACGGCGGCGCGGTGGGCTTCATCATGATAGAAGGTCAGGCGCCCATGACCCCGCTACGGCTCGAAACCATTGGTGAAGGCAAGTTTAAGGGGATTCTTCCGCTTGACCGCTGGATGATTAACCCGGTACTGACCCGCCGCATTAAAGAAATGGGGCCGAATCTCGGCAAGCCTGAGCTTTATGATGTGGTGACCACCGCAACGGGCATCCCCGCCTGGCGTATTCACCATAGCCGCCTGATTCGCTTCGATGGGGTGACGCTGCCATTCCAGCAGAAGATGACCGAGAACGAATGGGGAATGTCGGTTGTAGAGCGTATCTGGGAGCGGCTTACTGCGTTCGACAGCGCCACTGTCGGTGCGGCGCAGCTGGTCTACAAAGCGCATCTGCGGACCTACAAAGTGGAAAAACTCCGTGAGCTTATTGCACTGGGCGGCCCGGCATTCGAGGCGTTGCTGAAAAACATTGATCTGATCCGCCAGTTTCAGAGCAATGAAGGCATGACGCTAATGGATGCCAAGGATACCTTCGAAACCCACCAGTACAGTTTCAGCGGTCTGGATGACATTCTTTCGCAGTTCGCCGAGCAGATTAGCGGTGCTGTTGGCATTCCATTGGTGCGCCTCTTCGGGCAGTCCCCTAAAGGTTTCTCAACGGGTGACGCAGACCTTGCCAACTATTATGACCGGGTCAGTTCATTGCAGGAGCGTCGCTTACGCCTGCCAGTGCGCCGGGTGCTGGACATTATGCATCGTTCGGAGCTCGGTAAGCCGCTGCCGGACGATTTCACGTTTGAGTTTAACCCGCTATGGCAGATGTCAGATGTGGACCGCTCAACGGTGGCTGTAAATACCACCACGGCGATTGTCAATGCGTTGGATGCAGGTCTGATGACAACCAAAGCCGCTATGACCGACCTGCGTGAGAACTCCGATGTTACTGGCATCGGGGCATCCATTACCGACGAGGATATCGAGAATGCCGAAGACGAAGCGCCACCAGGCATCGGCGAACTTGTCGACAAACCGCCAGAGCCGACAGGCGGAGATCCGATATCGAACGAGCCTACGGCAGATAGCGCGGGCGGTCGGGGATATCGTAAATGGGCACTACGATGGTTCAAACGATAGCATCACCGAAATCATGGAGGCCCTGGAGCGCTACAGCGAAATTATAACGCCGTGGGCGACGAAGGTTGCTGAGAACTTTACCGCCGACATTGTGCGCAAAAATGATGAGCAGTGGCGGAAACACAGCAAAACCATCAGTCGTGAGCTACGCAATCTGGTGAGCAATGCCCCGCCAGGGCAGGTGATGAAATCCATCGTTGCCGAACAGGTTAAGTACATTAAATCGCTACCCCTCGAGGCTGCTGACAGGGTATACGACATCCAGAATCGGGCGATTGAAGCTGTTGTGACCGGTGGGAGAGCGGAGCATTTTGCTAAAGAAATTGCAGCATCGGGTGATATAGCAAAGTCCAGAGCTGACCTTATCGCCCGTACAGAGCTTGGACGTGCAACCGGCGCGCTTGATCAGGCGCGTGCGCTGTCAATCGGCTCGAATGGTTATATCTGGCGTACAGCCGAAGATGGCGACGTCCGGCATTCTCATCGGGAGATGGAAGGGAAGTTTGTCGAATGGGGACGACCTCCAACGCTTGACGGCATGACCGGTCACGCTGGCGAGCTCCCGAACTGCCGCTGTTATAAAGAGATCGTCTTCCCCAACCCTCATTCTTATCTCGCCTGAATCGCAGGTAAAACATGAAATATTTTTTCAATACCCGGCTGGGGGAAACCCGCTATCAGCTGGCTGACGGCTCCCTGCTGTGTAAAGACGTGCCGATAGGTCGAACGGGTAAGCAGCTTTACGGCGCTGCTGATCTGCCAAACCTCAAGCCTGACAAGTTCGGTGAGATAGTCGTAACGCGCTCTCCTGAGCAGGTATTCCATCCGGCCACGCTCGCCTCATTTGAAGGGATGAGCATCACGATCCTGCATCCTGAAGATGAAAACGGGAATGTGCGGCTGGTGAATCCCGAAAACTGGAAAGAGCTTGCTGTCGGGCATCTTCAGAACGTTCGACGCGGGACCGGAGACCAGTCTGATTTGATGCTGGCTGACCTTATAGTCAAAGACGAAAGCGCCATTCAGCTAATCGAGGATGGTCTGCGCGAAGTGTCGTGTGGTTATGACGCGGAGTACGAGCAGACCGAACCGGGCAAAGCTAGGCAGGTCGATATTACCGGAAACCATGTGGCTCTTGTCCCTAAGGGCAGAGCCGGAAATCGTTGTGCAATTGGAGACAGAGACACAATGGCAAATCAAAAGAAAAGCTGGTGGACCCGCATGCGCACGGCCATCAAAACAGGTGACTCGGACACCATGAACGAACTGCTGGACTCAGCGCCAGCGGCTGTAACGGGTGATGAAGGTGATCTGCCGGGCGGCGTTAATCTCAACATTAACCTTTCACCGCAACAACCATTGCCGGACAAAAAGCCGGAGATGGGCGGAGATGTGACCGGCGACGGCGAGGACGATATCAAAACCCTGCTCAAGGCCCTGCTGGCTAAGCTGGAAGGAACGGCAACGGGTGATAATGCTGACACCCCTGATGATAAAGATAAGAAAGACCCGACTGGCGACGGCGAGGACAACGAAGAGGAAACCACGATTACTGGTGACTCTGCCTATCGCGCTGAAGTTATTATCCCGGGTATCGATCTGAGCCGTAAGGTGAAACCGACCGCATTTAAACGTGATGTACTGGCGGCCGCAGACAAAACACTGGTTCGCCAGGTTGTCGGTGACGCTGATATCCGCAAATTACCTAAACAATCGGTTGATATGGCGTTTAACGCCGTATCTGAGATTGCCAAAGGGAGAAACACCCGCAGCACCACGGGCGATGCACAACGTCCAGGCATGGGCATGACCAGCATCGCTTCCCTGAACAAACAAAACGCCGACTTCTGGTCTAACCGCAAAGGATAATCCAATGACTGCATATCTGTACCGGATGCCTGTTGGCATTGCCGGGGCTATCTCTCGCCCGCAGGACTTAACCGTCGAACCGGTGATCCTTAAATCCGATAACGCCTTCGCAGCGTATGGTCTGGCTGGCAAATACGACGCTGACGGCTTTTTCGTGCCGCTGGCGGAGGGTGACACCGTCGACAAGGTGAAGGGTATCTACGTTCGTCCGTATCCGACCACATCGCAGCCAGACATGGTTCGCCAGGTGGGTTCTGATAAGAATTTCCCGGGCGACGCCATGAAGCGTGGGTACATGACGGTAAACGTGGGTGCTGATGCTTCGTCCGTTAAAAAAGGGGGCGTGGTGTACATCGTGGTATCAGCCGATGCTTCCATCCCGGTTCCGCTTGGCGGGATCACGGCAGCAGAGGTGACAGGCAAAACAGCCGCGTTACCTGATGCTTTTTTTACGGGGGCCGGTGACGCTAACGGCAACGCAGAAATCTCCTGGAAGATTTAAGGAACAGACGAATGATTACTTTTGATCAGGCAACCGTTGATAGCTCCGGTGCCTTTCTCATCGGGGAGCTGGAGCGACTCGACCAGGGGCTGAATCTGCCACTGGTGGGTTATACCTGGACACGTGATATCCAGTTGCGCGAAGACGTCTCTATCGCAGATGACATTTCCAGCTGGACGAATACCAGTTTTGGCGTGGCGGGTTCTGGCGCTAATCCGAATGGTAAAAATTGGGTAGGCAAAGATTCAACTGCCATTGCTGGCGTTAATGTTGATATCAGTAAAGACGGCAATCCGCTGAACCTTTGGGGGATGGAGCTGGGATGGACTGTTGTTGAGCTGGCTGCGGCACAGCAGGTAGGCCGTCCGATCGACACTCAGAAGTACGACGGGATGCAGCTTAAATGGCAGATGGATAACGACGAACAGGTTTACGTCGGAGACGAAGCGCTTGGTTTGAAAGGTCTGACGAATCTCGTTGGTGTGACGCTGAACAACGCGACGAAGACCTGGGCTAACTCCACCAACGATGAGATCCTCGACAGCGTAAACAGCATTCTGTCGAATGCCTGGGCAGCATCCGGTTATTCCGTCGTGCCTTCTGATCTGCGCATTCCGCCAGAGCAGTATTCATTGCTGGCGAGCCGTAAGGTTTCCGAAGCGGGTAACCAGTCACTGCTGACCTATCTGGCTGTGAACACTATCGCTTTCCACCAGAACGGCGTTCCGCTGGAAATCAAAGCGGTCAAATGGCTGAAAGGGCGCGGGGTTGGCGGTAAAGACCGTATGGTCGCCTACACCAACGATAAGAAATACGTCCGCTATCCACTGGTTCCGCTGCAAAGCGTTCCTGTTCAGTATCGTGGTCTGTACCAGATTGCGACCTACTACGGCAAGCTCGGTGCGGTTGAGCCAGTGTACAAAGAAACCCTGTCCTACGTGGACGGTATCTGATAACCAGAATGGCCCCGAAAGGGGCCAGAAGGAAACTAAAAATGGCGAAAGAAAAGCTGGTTACCATCCATGTTCACACCCCGTTTACGCTGACGCTCGGCGATCAGTCAAAACAGGAGTTTGGCCGGGGACGGCATAACGTACCAGAAGAGGTCGCGTCGCACTGGTTTACCCGGGCGCACGCTGAGCTTTCCGAAAGCGGATCGAATGAAACTGATGACCAGCAACCCGTTATTGACAGCCTTCAGGCGCAGATTGCCGATAAAGATAAACTGATTGCCGATCTGAAAGACGCTCTGCTCAAGCTGCAGGAGCAGAACGACAGCCTGCAGGCGCAGATTACTTCCGCCCGGACTGGCGGTAATGGGGCGAAAGATGCCAAAGAATCAAAGCCTGCCAACAGTAAGTGATTTTCGCCGCGACTTCCCGCAGTTTGCTGACCCGGCAAAATATCCCGACGTCCAAATCGAGTTCCGTCTAAATCTGGCCGATGAACTACTGAGCGAAAACGTCACCGGCAAAAAGTTGTTTCCGTACTTTGCCGAGTTGTTCGTTGCGCACTATATGACGCTCTGGGCGGCAGATAGCCGGGCGATGCTGGTTGGCGGTCCGGGCGGTTCAACCAATGGTGTTCAGTCCTCCAAGTCCGTTGACAAGGTAAGCGTCAGCTATGACACCAGCGCGACGCTAAACCCTGACGCAGGCTTCTGGAATAACACCCGGTATGGCGCTGAATTTTATCAGCTGATCACGATGTTCGGTGCGGGGGGACGCCAGCTATGAGTTTCAAAAGCGGTGTAACAACGAGGGTTGATAACGCTCAGGCAATACTGGATGCGCTAAAGTCGCTAACCAAAAAGGATGTGCTGGTCGGTATCCCTGCGGAAGACAGCGATCGGGATGATGTGCCGTTCGGTAATGCCGGGATTGGGTATATCAACGAATACGGTTCACCTGCACAAAACATCCCACCACGTCCGCATCTTGTACCCGGCGTTAAATCAGTTGAAGACCAGACGATGCCACAGCTTAAAGCTGCGGCACAGGCTGCGCTTGATGGTAATGCGGCGGGAGCGGAAAGAGCACTCAACCGCGCAGGTACAGTGGCTGCAAGAGGGGTGAAAAATCACATCAAAGCTGCCAATTTTACTCCGCTTGCAGATAGCACCGTTGAAGCGCGTGCGCGCCGTGGGCGTAAAGGTGCGAAAGCGGAACTTGCGCGGCGTGCTGCTGGTGAATCTCCGGGCACCACTTTGGCTAAGCCTCTTTACGATACTGGCAAATATCTCGCCTCAATAACCCATGTAGTGAGGGATAAAGATGCCGACTCTTGATGTAACCGATGTGCTTTTTGACCCCGATTTTTGCGACTTCAACCTGTGGGTAACTCGTCGCGCACAAACGGTGGACGAGGACGGGATCGGCAGCGACAGCGAAGTTAAAACGCAGTTTGCAGGGGTTGTTACCGTTGACCGCTCTCTTGAAAACCGCCGCATGCAGGCCGGGCAGGTTATCAGCGGAGCGATTTTAATCGTGACGACTGAGCGACTCACGCAGGGGCAGACTGGCCGTGATGCCGATATCGTGACGTATCAGAACCGGGATTATCGTGTGACATTCGTCGACCCGTACACCGCATATGGCGCCGGCTTTGTACAGGCGCATTGCGAGCTGCTGCCGTTCGATGGAGGATTTCCCGTTGAGCAATAATTCCAGTACGGAGCCGGTATGGCTTACACCTGTCAGCGGCGACCCGGATTATGACGAGGCGCTCGACAGGCTGTTAAGCCAGTGGGTACGCAACGTTTCCGGTTTGCCGACTGGAATGGTTCGCCCCCGATGGCAGAAAGATCAGCCGCCACTGCTGCCAGCTGAAACGAACTGGTGCGCGTTTGGCATCATCGAATGGCCCATTGATAACAGCCCCGCATTCACTCAACAGACCGATACCGGAACACAGCTCTGGCGGCATGAGGATTTTGTCGCTATGGCGTCGTTCTACGGCCCGGGGGGGATGCAAATTGCTTCGCGATTCCGTGACGGAATATCGGTTGAGCAAAACAACGCCGAGCTGAACCAGTCGGATCTCTCGCTCGTTGACTATGGCGATATTGTCCCTTTCCCCGAGCTTATTAACCAACAGTGGGTACGCCGTTACGACATGAAAGTGCGGCTGCGCCGGAAAGTGGTTCGAGAGTACAACATCCTGGCGCTGCAAGATGCGCCCGTTTCATTCTTCGGAGAGTAAATTATGCCGCAGGGATTACCTGTCTCAAACGTCGTTAATGTCGACGTGATCATTGGGCCGCGTGCGGCTACTGGTCGAAACTTTGGTTCACTGCTCATTCTCGGGAGCTCAACGGTTATCCCGGTTTCTGAGCGCATTCGCCTCTACTCATCCCCGGAAGATATCGGCACAGATTTCGGCGTGGATAGCCCGGAATATGAAGCAGCAACAGTCTATTTCTCCCAGTCACCACGACCTAAAGAGGTGTATGTAGGTCGCTGGGCTAAAACACTGGCAACGGGTGAGGCGGGTGCTGCTGAAAATCTGATGGATGCGGTTAACGCCGTAATGGGCTACACCAACTGGTATGGTCTCGGTATTGCAGACAAAGAGGATATTGCAGATGACGACTGGCTGAAGGTTGCTGCAGCCGTAGAAGCTTCGGGCGTCAGCCGCATTCTGGCAATTACCACCAGCGATCCCGCCATCTTTGACGCCACTTCAACCGGGGATCTGGCCTACAAGCTGAAGGCGGCAAAATACGGGCGCACGTTCGTACAGTATTCTTCCAGCAGCAAGTACGCTGCGCTGTCCGCGTTTGGCCGCGCGTTTACGGTGAATTTCAACGGCAGCAATACCACCATTACCCTGAAATTTAAACAGGAGCCGGGGATCACTTACGAAACCCTGACGACTGATCAGGCGGTGGCGCTGGATGCCAGGAACTGCAACGTGTTTGTGTACTACCAGAACGATACGGCAATCCTGCAGCAGGGCGTCATGTCCAGCGGTGATTTCTTTGATGAGCGCCACGGGCTCGACTGGCTGCAGAACTACGTTCAGACCAACCTGTATAACCTGCTGTACACCAGTACAACCAAAGTGCCTCAGACCGATGCGGGTGTTACACGTCTTCTGTCCAATGTTGAGCAGTCTATGGATCAGTCCGTGACGAACGGGCTGGTGGCTGCTGGCGTATGGAACGGTGGCCCAATCGGGCAACTGGATTCCGGAGACACGCTGACAAAAGGGTATTACGTCTACGCGCAGCCGATTTCCGAGCAGGCGCAGGCAGACCGTGAAGCCCGTAAGGCACCGGTTATTCAGGTGGCTTGCAAGCTGGCGGGTGCGGTGCATTTCGCTGACGTACAGATCAACGTCGTTCGCTAAGGGGAAAATGAATGGCTACTTATTCTTTTATGGATGTCACCGCGTCCATTTCTGGTCCGACTGGTGTAATTGATCTGGGTTATGGCTCCGCCAGCTCCGAGGAAGGGATCACCGTGGCTATGGCCGGTCCTAAAAACACCATGACAATCGGCGCTGATGGTGAAGTGATGCACAGCCTTCACGCAGACAAGAGCGGCACTGTAACCGTCAACCTGCTGAAGACCTCGCCGACAAACAAAAAGCTGTCTCTGGCGTATAACGCGCAAAGCCAGTCCTCCGGTACCTGGGGGAACAATGTCATTGTGATCCGAAATAAGGTAAGCGGTGACATTATCACGGCGCGCAGCGTGGCGTTCCAGAAACAGCCGGATAACGCCAACGCGAAAGCCGGTAATACGATGCCCTGGGTATTTGACTGCGGCAAAATCGACCAGGTACTCGGAGAGTTTTAACAGATGGAATGTTCAGTCAAAGGCCACGATTACCGAGTGGCAAAACTCAGCGTTTTTGAACAGCTGAAAGTGACCCGCAAACTGCTGCCGGTGCTGGCGGGCATGATGTCAGATTTCGGGAGCATTCGCTCTCTTCTGCCTGCAGATGGCAAAATCGATGGCGCAAAATTTGATGCGTTAAAGCCGGTATTTGAAACCCTGCTGCCGCGTATCGCCGATGAACTGTCTTCCCTGACCGAAGATGACACCAACGCGATTATTCATCCTTGCTTGGCTGTGGTGTCACGCAAACATATGGGTGGATGGACCCCGGTATTTAACAGCGGTCAGTTGGTGTTTGACGATATCGACCTGCTGACCATGCTGCAGCTGGTGGCGCGGGTGGTCGCCGATTCGCTGGGAAATTTTTTGCCCGTGAGCCTTACCAGCGAGACGCCGGACCAGACTCAGGGTTAACCCTCAACAGCCTGCCTGACGGGCTGTCTTATCTCCTTGACCCGGTTGACGCCGGGTTAATCCCTTATTACGCGCTGAAGGATGGATCAGTCGATCTGTGCGATATCGCGCTGATGAATGACCATCTGGCCGTTAAGGCTGACAACCAGCGCCGTATTGAGAAATGGAGAGAGGATAATGAACGCTGAGACTATTAAAGATTTTCTCGTCTCTCTTGGCTTTGATATTGATGAAGCCGGATACGAGAAATTTGAATCTGTTCTTGCTGGCGTCACCGCAAATGCCATAAAAACAGGGCTGGCGGTGGAAGGTGCGGCGCTGTCCGTTGTTGCGTTTACGGCGAAAATTGCCTCCGGTCTGGATAATCTCTACTGGGCATCTCAACGCACCGGCGCGACGGTTCAGGGGATTCAGTCGATTGGCTACGCAGTTTCGCAGGTGGGCGGTAGTGTGGACGCGGCGCGGACTTCGCTGGAAAGCCTCTCCCGGTTTGTGCGTAATAATCCCGGCGCGGAAGGCTTTCTGAACCGCCTGGGCGTACAGACCCGGGACGCCAGCGGGAATATGCGCGATATGGCCGCCATTTTTACGGGCGTCGGCCAGAAGCTCAGCAGCATGCCGTATTACCGGGCTAACCAGTATGCGCAGATGCTGGGCATTGATGAAAATACCCTTATGGCGATGCGCCGGGGTTTAGGGGGATTTTCCGGCCAGTACAGCGCGATGGCAAAGGCCATCGGTTTCAATGCTGACGAGGCGGCCAAAAGCTCCAACAGGTTCATGACCTCCCTGCGCGAGTTCGGCGCGATGGCAGGCTTGGCCCGTGACAAGATCGGCTCTAATCTTGCTGGTGGTCTGGCGGGTTCGCTGGACACGCTGCGCCGCCACATCCTGGATAACTTCCCGCGCATCGAGCAGACCCTGACGAAAGCCATAAAAGGTATTCTGACGCTCGGGGATATCATCGGGCGCCTGTTCTTCAGGCTTATTGAGGGAACATCCAGCCTTATCACCTGGTGGCAATCACTGGATAAGCAAACGCGGGAACTGATCTCGCTGTTTGGCGCGCTGACGATTGCGCTGCGCATTCTGAACAGCACGTTCTGGATGTCGCCGATTGGCCTCATTACCGCGCTGGCGGCGGGGATCGCCCTCCTGTGGGAAGACTATCAGACCTGGAAGGAAGGCGGCCAGAGCCTGATTGACTGGGAGAAATGGAAACCGGAGGTCGACGTCGCGCTGAAGATGGTTCGTGACCTGAAAGCGACCGTTAACGACCTGGCGAAAGCACTGGCGAAACTGCTCAACATTGACCCCAAATCGTGGTCCCTGAAATGGGATTTCAGCAATTTCATCGACCAGATGGGGGAGTTCAGCAAAATGCTGAACATGATCGCCGACCTGCTCAATGCCATTAAAGACGGTCGCTGGGCCGATGCCGCCAGCATCGGCAAACAGATGCTTAATCAGGGCAGCGAAAATTCGTCAGCGATGCCAATGGTAACAGACAGCGCCAACGGTGCCGCCGACTGGATTAAAGAGCACTGGGGATTCGATCCCCGCAGCGTAGGCCGAACGGTTCGCGGCTGGTTTGGGGGTGATGACCCTGAACAACACGGACAGTCAGTTAAGCGGCCACAACCAACAAAAGCTGGCGCTGAGCTGCTGGGATGGATGCAGCCGATGCTAACCAATCTGGAACACCTATACCGGCTTCCGGAAGGTTTATTGCGCAGTGTGGCCATCACTGAATCAGGCGGGAATCAGTTTGCAGTTTCCGGCGCCGGCGCTAAAGGCCTGTTTCAGTTTATGGACGGCACTGCACGAGATATGGGGCTGCGCGGGAATGATGTTTTCGATCCGGAGAAGGCTGCGCAGGCTGCAGCAAAATATCTTTCACAATTGCTGCGGGCGAATGGCGGTGACCTGAGCAAGGCGCTGGCGTCATATAACTGGGGGATCGGGAATGTACAGAAACACGGGATGGCCCTTATGCCTCAGGAAACCCGCAACTACATTCCGAAGGTGTTAAGCAACATGCCCGCTCCCGGAGCTCAGGTCCAGCAACAGAACACCTATCACATTTACGGTGGTGGTGATCCGCACTCCGTGGGGAATCAGGTAGAACGTCGGCAGCAGTCTGCAAATGCCCAGCTCATGCGCGGCAATCAAACGAAGGTGGGTTAATGGATATTCTCTCTACTCTCTTTCATCAGCAGTCCAGGAGAATTGGGGTGCTTATCCCCAGTGTGGTTGTTTCAGAGAAGCACACCGACACGCTAGAGATAACAGAGCACCCTGTCGAGGTCGGTGCCGCCATCGCTGACCATGCCTACAAAAAACCGTCTGAAGTGGTGATGGAGGTCGGTTTCGCTGGTGGCGGATCGTTGCTGGATTTTGCCAGTAACCTGACGGCCACCAGCTTACTGGGCCTGAGTCCTCAGCAGACGTATCAGGAGATACTCGACTTGCAGGAAAGCCGTATTCCCTTCGATGTGGTGACCGGCAAACGGCTGTACAGCAACATGCTGATCCGCGCACTGGAGGTGACGACCGACAGGACGACCGAAAATGTCTTGTCCGCCGTCCTCACCCTGAGGGAGGTTCTCATCTCGCAGACGCAGCAGGTAACCGTCGCGGATAAAACCGACATGAAGGACGGGGCCAGCACGTCGCCAGTCCTCAATACCGGAACCAAAACAACTAAACCGCCCAACACTTCTTTATTGCAGAGTGGTACGGCTTTTCTGGGGCTGGGTTAATGACTATTCAGGAAATTCCGCTGACCGCGGATAACCAGCAGTTCAGCATCATCCTGGCGGGTATCACGTGGCGGATTCGCATCATCTGGCGTGACCTGTACTGGATCATGGACCTGCAGAACGACAGGGGGGAGCCGGTAATCTCCGGCATTCCTTTGGTCACTGGCGTCGACCTACTGGCACAGTATGCATACATGGGACTGGGTTTTAAGCTGGTGGTGATGTGTGACGACAGTACACAGGATTATCCGACGAAAACCGACCTGGGCGGTCGCAGTCATTTACTGGTATTAACGGAGTAAGCATGTCACAGAACTGGATGAGGCATTTCGAGCTGCAGCTCGTGGGCGAAAACGGACAGGGTATTCAACTCAGCGATTTTAAAGTGACCTTTACGATCGACTGGTTCAACATCAGCAGCGCGTCCCGGGTGGGAACGTTCAAAATCTACAACCTGTCAGCTGATACGGTGAACCGCATCACCGGCCAGGAGTTTTCGAAAGTGCGGCTGATGGCCGGTTACGACGGTATCGCGCCGGAGGTGGCGGCCAGCGATGTCGGCATTGCGCGGGAAGTTGACGCCGACACGGTGGGCCAGAGCGACGGGCGCAACTACGGACTGATTTTTAGTGGGGAAATTCGCTACTCGGTCACAGGAAAAGACAGTCCCATTGACTCCTACGTCCTGATTCAGGCCGCCGATACGGATCTGGCATTTGCCACCAGCATTACCAATCAGACGCTGGCAGCGGGTTACACGACAGAAGATATGTTTAGGCTGTTGATGAAGGACTTCGAAGCCAAAGGCGCGACCGTTGGTCGCACTCCGGTATTCCCCCCGACTGTTTTCCCGCGGGGACGTGTGTTGTTTGGCATGACACGGCATCTTATGGATAACGTTGCTGCTCAGTGCGGCGCCACCTGGCAGTTCGTGGATGGTCAGCTTAATATGCTGCCCGAAGGTGAATACATGCACGACGCGATTGTGCTCAACAGCGCCACCGGGCTTATCGGCATGCCTCAGCAGACCATCGGTAATGGCGTTAACGTCCGTGCGCTGATTAACCCGAACATCCGGGTTAACGGGCTCATTCAACTGGACCAGGCCTCCATCTATAAAACAGTCTTACCGAATAACGATATCGCTAAAGCGGCGGGACGTTACTTTGACGAAACAATAGATGGCAACTCTAACGTTACCCTGCCCGTGTCCAAACAAATGACGGCCAGCATCGCAACGGATGGCGTTTATATTGTGCGCGGGATTATGTACACTGGCGATACAAGGGGCCAGGCGTGGTACATGGATATGATGTGCGAAGCGCGTGGCGCGGCGGATTTACTCTCGTCCTCAGCGCAGCAAAGGATTTATTCATGAAGCGTATGAAGTTAGTTCTGACAGTTTCGTTAATGTTCTCCTGCTCTGCGGCTTTCGCTGATTTGCAATGCGGCGGATATCGACTTCATGCAGCTGATAACGGTTGGACGAAAATTAACGGCGAGCAAGTTACATCACAAAAAATCAAATTTCTTGGTAAGAAAGATGATTGGGACAACGTTAAAACGGATATGGGGCTGATGCCTGCACGCGACGGTAATAACTATGGTTTCGAATTTGTTAAGCGTGGTGGAAAATCGTTCCTCAATGTCCAACTACTTCAAAATAGTATGGATGCCCCAAAGATCATTGGTTCTTACCCATGCTCACAAATTAAGGATAAATGACGAGTGATGAAAAAAGTTTTTGCGTCTCTGTTTATATGCTTGGTTCCTTTCTCAGCTATTTCTGCTGTTAAAAACATCACATTTAGCGATAACGAAAAGGTCATGGTTAAGCATCTTTTTAAATATGACCTTCAAAAGTTCATCAATTCCGACGCCCATATGTTTTCTTACGCAACAGTTATCGCTTCCGCTGAAAAGATTGCAGAGGATTATGATGCAAACGAAGCCAGGGGGGACAGAGATTATAAGGGAAAACCTATTGTTATTTCTGGCGTGGTCGAAAAAATAAGATCCACAATGGGCGACGTTCCAGCAGTTGAGTTAAAAACTAATGTGGGTATTCAAGGGGTTTCTCTATACTTCACTAAAGAAAACGAGAAGCTTGCGATTGATTTGAATAAGGGCGATAAAGTCAGTTACGCCTGCATAGGTGATGGTTCAGTATTAGGCGACCCTGTTCTTCGCGGTTGTATGCCAACAGATGAGTACGTGGATACAGCATCTGATGCTATGTATAAAGACTCAATGGCGATGCTAAAGGATATTAAAGACCCTAAATCAGACGCTAATACTTTTATTTTATTTACTAAAATGATTACAAGGTTAACTGATAATTATAAATTATGCGCAGCCACTGATGCGAAATGTATCGTTAATATAATTGATACAACACCTATGGAAAAACGAAAGGCTATGGCCAGGGAAATGTCCAAAGAGCTTGGTGTCAATGTCAGCGTAAAATAGCCGTCATACCTTCGACCTCATAACCCGCCACCCGGCGGGTTTTTTACTTTCTGGAGCCTATCAAATGGCAGTATCTGACCAGGCCCGCAGCGGCGACCTTGCCGAAACATTCAAATCTGAGCGGGAAACCACAAAGAACCAGATCCGCGTCGCTTTGCCTGGCATAGTTCAGTCATTCGATCCTGATGCGGTTACGGCGGTTGTACAGCCTGCTATCCGTTCGGTTGAAATTGATAACGACGGTAACCGGGTGACAAAACCTTACCCGCTACTGGTGGATGTGCCGGTGGTATTTCCGCGCGGCGGGGGATGCACGCTAACGTTCCCGGTTAAAGCAGGTGATGAATGCCTGGTGATTTTTGCCGATCGCTGCATCGATTTCTGGTGGCAGAACGGCGGGGTGCAGGAGCCTGTCGACGATCGGGTGCATGATTTATCGGATGCGTTCTGTATCGTCGGGCCGCAATCGCAAGCGCAGAAAATCAGTGGTATCAGCACCAGCGCCGCGCAGCTGCGTACAGATGATGGTGCTGCGTTTGTGGAAGTGGCCGCAGGCCATAACGTTACGGTTAAAACTCCCGGAATGCTGACGGCGAATGCAGAAGGCGGAACTACGATCACATCACCCACCATTACGCTAAACGGTGACGTAACCATTAACGGCAATCTGTCGCAGGGGATGGGCGAAAGTGGCGGTACCGCGACGATGCTCGGTCCTGTCACGGTGGCAAACGATGTAACGGCTGGCGGTAAGAGCCTGATGACGCATACTCATGGCGGCGTGCAGACGGGTGGCGGGAATACTGGCGCGCCAAATTAAAAACTACCAACCAGACAAAAGCCCCGGGTGCGCTAACACTTCGGGGCTTTTTACTTTCTACACCTTGAGGATGGCAAGGGAGAACATGTGATTGATTTTAGCAAACTGATAATGGAGTTGCGAGTTATGGGCGAAAAATTACCCAACTGGAAATTCCTGCTTATATGGATTGTATTTTTCCTTTTCGGGCTTTCGAGCCTGATTGGTGCTGTCCGATGGTGGTGAATAAGGAGGTCAGACATGCGATACCGACGCGAAGACACAGACGGCGATTACACCTTTGGTTGTGGTGATGATACCTGGCTGATTAACTCGCCAGAAGCTGTCGCGCAGGCGGTAAAAACACGATTCGCATTGTGGTACGGGCAGTGGTTCCTCGATAAGACAGAGGGAACACCATGGATTCAGTCTGTGCTCGGTAAGCAAAAGCCGGAAACCTACAATCTGGCGATCCGCAAGCGCATCCTCGAAACGCGGGGCGTGAAATCCATCCTCTCTTTCAATACCACAGTGAACACGACGACGCGCCGCGTCCAGTTCTTCGCTGAAATCGACACTATCTACGGAACAACGACAGTAACCAGCGAGGCATAAATGGCCCTCAATTTGGACACACTCGGCTTATCGGCAACGGTAACCGCTGAGGGGATCAGTGCGCCTGATTACCAGACGATATTCGATACCCTGACGAGCTATTTCCAGCAGATTTATGGTAGTGACGCTTATCTGCAGCCGGACAGCAAAGACGGCCAGATGGTGGCGCTGGTGGCGCTGGCTGTTCACGATGCCAATAACACAGCCATTTCAGTCTATAACTGCTTCTCACCTGCTACGGGTTACGGCGCAGCGCTGACCAGTAACGTAAAAATTAACGGTATCGCGCGCAAAGGTGCAACCAACTCTACCGTGGATTTACTGCTCACTGGCACCGCAGGAACAGCCATTACGAACGGCACCGTGAAAGACACTAATAATGTGATATGGCGTCTTCCTGCTTCAGTGGTGATTGGTGTTGATGGCGCCGTGACGGTAACTGCTATCTGTTCAAACAGTGGAGCGGTTGCGGCGCTGGCCGGGACTATCACCACCATCAATACACCGACCCGTGGCTGGACGTCAGTAACCAACCCGGCAGCGGCCACCGTTGGCGCACCTGCAGAAACGGACGCAGAACTTCGCATCAGGCAGGGGCAAAGTGTCGCGATACCATCCATCACACCATTTGAAGGTGTGGACGGGGCGATCGCTAATATTGCTGGTGTGACGCGCCACAAGCTCTATGAAAATGATACAGGAAAGACTGACGGTAACGGGCTTCCTCCGCATTCCATCTCGGCCATTGTTGATGGTGGCGATGTGACAGAAATAGCCAGGACTATCCGGGGGAATAAAGGGCAGGGGGTCCGGACCTGGGGAAAAACATCCGTAACCGTACCGGATAAATATGGTAATCCCCACATAATCAGCTTTTCGCGACCAACTGATGTCCCTGTTTACGGAAAAATCACCTTAAAAGTTTTTGCCGGGTACACCTCACAAATCGGTGTGCAGATTCAGCAGGCTGTTGCGGATTACATTAACAGACTGATGATTGGTGACCCGGTACTGCTGAGCCGGATTTATTCCCCGGCTAACCTCGGGGTCGTCAGTGGTGGTAATGCGCGCTATTACGATATTCAGGAGTTGCTGATCGGTAAATCTCCTGAAACCGCCGCCGCGGCGAATATTAATATTGCTTACGACGAATCAGCCTCCTGTAAGCCGGAAAATATCATTATTACGGTGGCGGCATGAGCAAATATACGGACTTAATCACCAACTATCATGCGACAAAACCTAAATTCGTTGAACACATCGATTTAGTGACCAGGCCGTTAGCTGAAACCTCAGCCGCAATGAAGGGACTCATAAACGCTTTTGATATTGATCATGCGACAGGAATACAACTCGATATTCTCGGCCAGTGGATAGGGTTAAGCCGCGTTGTAAGCCAGCCAATAAGCGGTGTCTATTTTAGCTGGGACACTGACGGACTCGGATATGACCAGGGCGTCTGGCAGGGGCCATATGATCCGGATTCGGGTTATACCTCGCTGAGCGATGAAACCTATCGCATCGTTCTAAAAACGAAGATAGCAATTAACAACTGGGACGGACGAAACGACTCGCTGCCTCCCATTCTTGACGCCGCACTGGACGGGTCCGGCCTGAAGATGCAGATCGTCGATAACCAGGACATGACCATAGGTATCTGGGTTTTCCCTGAAACAGATATTTCAGCGGTCTCTCTCGAACTTATTGCTGCGATACGACAAGGGTATCTGACGGTAAAGGCCGCCGGTGTATGGGGCGGAAGTATTGAAATTCCTTCGGTAGAGACACCTTCTGAAGGAAACAGGTTTTTTGGGTTTGATATGGATAACGAATATATCAGCGGGTTCGATGCCGGTTCATGGGGGACATTACTCTGATGGCTAAAAATGATTTTAAACCGTTTGCGACAGGCAAGGGTGCTAATGTTACATCGCAGCCTGACTGGGAGGCGCTGCCGGCGCTCCTGTCTGGTTTTACTGCGGGCAAGGCATCAAGTGCACAGGTAAATAAAGCGCTGCGTCAGGCGAGCTTCATCGCTGCAGCACTGGCACAGTACACAGCCAGCAAGAGCGGACAGGATGTACTCGATGATGGTGACCTGAGCGGCTTTATCGCCAAAATGTCCGCTGCGTTCGGTAAGGATTTTCAGACTCTTGATACCACGCTGACGGCGCTCGCTGGTCTGGCTACTGGTGCAGATAAACTTCCGTATTTTACGGGGAATGATACAGCCGGACAGACAGATCTTACTTCTGTTGGGCGCGACATCATCGGAAAAGCCAGCATTGCGGATATTCTCACATACCTCGGTTTGGGAGAAACAGCAAAACAGGCCGCTGGCGCTATGCAAAAAGACCAGAACGGTGCAGACATTCCTGACAAGCCGCGGTTTGTACAAAATATCGGTTTAAAAGAAACCCTCAATCCAACAAAACGCGTGAGTATCGGCAATATCGGAACCGGCGTTTTTGACGGCAGCACACCGTGTATAAATATCGGTGACAGTGACAGTGGATTTATCGGCAGCGCGGATGGCGTACTGGATATTTACTGTAACGGTGCCAAAGTGGGTTATATCGATGGCAACGGATTACACATGCTCACCGATATTCATTTCGATAATGCGCGCATGACCACTAATGGTGACATTTTTAGTTCAGTGTGGGGGAATAACTGGCTGAGTATCTGGATTACTAATCAGCTAAATACCCGTGGAACGATTGACTGGATCAATAGTGAACTGGCAGTTCGTGACAACAACATCAACACCCGCGCCACATGGGATTATGTTAACCAGACTTTCGCCCGTAAAAATACCGGCAGCATTCAGGACTGGGGCTGGATTCTGGACGACAGCACCGGATTTATAATGCAGTGGGGAACACTTGGTAACTCAAACGGAACCTACAATTTCCCGCGCGCTTTCCCTGTTGGTTGCTTTGCCGTTTTTGTAACCAATACCAACGCTCAGGGCACCCAGGTGGATAACGCATTCGGATACCCGGTGAGCAACAGTCAGTTTTTTGCCGCCACCAAGTCATCAGGAATTGCCAATCTGGTCAATAATTTTCCTGTAGCCTGGCTTGCACTTGGGAGATAAATATCAATGAGCGAATATTATTACAGCTTTAAAGAAAAAGGTTTTTTCTGGCAACCGGATACCGAATCCGATAATTCCCCTGACGATTTAATTCCCCTGACAGATGAGTATTATCGCGAGCTGATGCAGGGCCAGGTGGACGGAAAATATATTGAGCACAGGAAAGGAGGCCCGGTACTGGTTGAGCATCGCGAATATACACCTGAAGAGCTGGTTGCACAGGCTGAAGCCAGAAAAGCGGAACTTCTTGCTGAGGCTGAGTCAGTTATTGCGCCACTGGCGCGGGCGGTAAAACTGAAAATTGCCACAGATGAAGAGATTAAACGGCTGGAAGCATGGGAACTTTATAGCGTAATGGTAAACCGGGTGGATACAGCTAACCCAGACTGGCCGGAGAAACCAGCTCAGATATAAAAATATAGATATGTAGTAGAGACTGCTGCTATATGTTATATAGCAGCAATGGCTATTTTTTTTGATGGTTGAGTGTATAATTTTAGCACTGGTAAATGACGGTTTAGCTCCGGAGTTAGTTCCTGGGGAAAATTATGGATACTATTGGTTCATATTAATCAGGAAGAGGCTCCGCATATTTTTTGGTTTTTCAGTGTTCAGGGAGTGTTTTGTATATATTTATTAGCAATGTTTTCTAGTATCAGTTGGAATTGCTGTGGAGTCGGCATAGCACACTCATTAAACAGTGGTGCAACTTCTGTCATAATGATCTTCTCCGCATAGATTTTAAAGGATGCCTTCTGATGTTGATTGATAAACATACGTGGATACTTACTGTTTGCTGATGAAATCAACGGAGTTATAAAAGGATTGGCCCCTGCGCCGCTTGGCGTAAAAACGTCATTTTTGGTTGTTCCGGGCAGACCTGCATTTTTCGCTGCTTCGCCAATTTCCTGAAGAAAAGGCGCTATGTTGATCCCTTTGCTGATGAGCAAATTACAACACTGATCTTTATTCTTGCTGTAAACTGCCGATAGTATAGCTTCACGGGTCTGGCTGGCGTATGCGGGGTCTTTACTCGCACTACCTCTAATATCTATATCATTGAGCGTTTGAAGCATAAAATCTTTAACGACTTTATTTGTCAACACTGCCCGGCCCTCAGATGCGCTTCCTCGGTGAAAGTGTGTTGCAGAAGACTCAGTGTTCTTATGCGAAATAAAACGTTCCGATAATTTTGACCTTAATTCGATGAAGTGATTTTTTACTGCGAGAATACTTTTTGCTAAAGAATTTTTCTCGGTTGATTTTTCTTTTAGTAGTGTGGTTTCCTGTTTTTGGATTCTAAAATTTTGGGGAGATAAAGTTATTTTTGTCACGGTAATGATCCTTTTATATGTACATAACTCATTTATATATAGATAGCAGGAATACTTTTATTTTTTATAGCAAATGCTATGTCCATCTGATTGATGAATTAGAAAAAATCGGCTGATTCAATTAATGCTACAAATAGTACTATTTTTATTTTCCAGAAACTTTCAAAAAAAGTCCTTTTTGCTCAGGAGGAGCCTTGCCGTTCTGGCATTGAAATGGAGTGTGAGCTGATCGTTGAGCGTACCAGAGCCGGGTTGGAAGTGGTGCGTTCAAAAGGTCGTATTGGTGGCAGGCGTCCAAAGCTCACCCCGGAGCAATGGGCGCAGGCCGGCCGCTGTTTAGTCAGGACTGACTGTAACCGTGTTTATAGGTTTATAGATCGTACAGACCTCTATTGTGATGTAACATCGTAAGTTGATCAGCAGATCGTATGCTGACGATTTCAAAGCTACAGTGTAATATGCACGCCAGTCGTTGATGGGGTAGTTATTGTGGAATGTCCACCGCTGTGTCCATCAAGAAAAATTTATCAGCATAGCGAGTTAAAAAATTCATATTTATGAAGAATATAAGAAATTTCTCCATCATTGCTCACATTGACCACGGTAAATCGACGCTGTCTGACCGTATTATCCAAATCTGCGGTGGCCTGTCTGACCGTGAAATGGAAGCTCAGGTACTTGATTCGATGGATCTTGAGCGTGAGCGCGGTATTACTATTAAAGCCCAGAGTGTGACGCTGGATTTTAAAGCGTCTGATGGTGAAACTTATCAACTGAACTTTATCGACACGCCGGGACACGTTGACTTTTCCTATGAAGTTTCCCGTTCGTTAGCCGCCTGCGAGGGCGCGCTGCTGGTGGTGGATGCCGGCCAGGGCGTAGAAGCGCAAACGTTGGCGAACTGCTACACCGCGATGGAAATGGATCTTGAAGTGGTGCCGGTGCTTAACAAGATTGACCTGCCGGCCGCCGATCCGGAGCGTGTGGCGGAAGAAATCGAAGACATTGTCGGTATCGATGCGACGGACGCGGTACGCTGCTCCGCCAAAACGGGTGTCGGCGTGACGGATGTTCTGGAACGCCTGGTGCGCGATATCCCGCCGCCGCAAGGCGATCCGGACGGCCCGCTGCAGGCGCTGATTATTGACTCCTGGTTCGATAACTACCTGGGCGTGGTATCGCTGGTGCGTATTAAAAACGGCACCATGCGTAAAGGCGACAAAATTAAAGTGATGAGCACCGGGCAGACCTACAACGCTGACCGCCTGGGGATCTTCACGCCAAAACAGGTTGATCGTACCGAGCTGAAGTGCGGCGAAGTAGGCTGGCTGGTCTGCGCCATTAAAGATATCCTCGGCGCGCCGGTTGGCGATACCTTAACCTCAGCGCGTAACCCAGCGGAAAAAGCGTTGCCGGGCTTTAAGAAGGTGAAACCGCAGGTCTATGCAGGTCTGTTCCCGGTCAGCTCCGACGATTATGAAAGTTTCCGCGACGCGCTCGGCAAGCTGAGCCTGAACGATGCCTCACTGTTTTATGAACCGGAAAGCTCCTCGGCGCTGGGCTTTGGTTTCCGCTGCGGCTTCCTCGGCCTGTTGCACATGGAGATCATTCAGGAGCGTCTGGAACGCGAATACGATCTGGATCTGATCACCACTGCGCCGACCGTGGTGTATGAAGTAGAAACAACGGCGAAAGAGACTATCTATGTTGATAGCCCCTCCAAGCTGCCGCCGTTGAATAACATTTATGAACTGCGCGAGCCTATCGCCGAATGTCATATGCTGTTACCACAAGCCTATTTAGGTAACGTTATTACGCTGTGTATTGAGAAACGCGGCGTACAAACTAACATGGTGTATCACGGTAACCAGGTCGCGTTGACCTATGAAATCCCGATGGCGGAAGTGGTGCTCGACTTCTTTGACCGTCTGAAATCAACGTCGCGCGGCTATGCGTCTCTGGATTATAACTTCAAGCGCTTCCAGGCTTCCGATATGGTGCGTGTTGATGTGTTAATCAACAACGAGCGTGTCGATGCGCTGGCGCTGATCACGCACCGTGATAACTCGCAAAGCCGTGGTCGCGAGCTGGTGGAGAAGATGAAAGATTTGATCCCACGCCAGCAGTTTGATATCGCGATTCAGGCGGCGATTGGTACGCATATTATTGCCCGTTCGACGGTAAAACAGTTACGTAAAAACGTGCTGGCGAAGTGCTACGGCGGCGATATCAGTCGTAAGAAAAAACTGCTGCAGAAACAGAAAGAAGGTAAGAAACGCATGAAGCAGATCGGTAACGTCGAGCTGCCTCAGGAAGCGTTCCTCGCCATTCTGCATGTCGGTAAAGACAATAAATAA